GCGTCCGAGTCTGGCACAATGACATCGCCACCATCTGTCGGTGATTCGCTTGAGGTGGATCTCACTGTCAACCAGGTAGCCGCTCGATTCGGTAAAGGTGAGAGCACTGTCCGCACATGGCTTGCACGTGGCGAGCTGCCTGGGTCATACCGCTTGCACGGCCACGAATGGCGCATCCCGCCCGCCGCCGTGGCGGCATTCCAGCGCAATCAGGCAATTGTCGGCCGACGCACAGCCCCGTCGAGGCCATCACGCTCAACAGAGCTTGGCGAATGGCGTAAACATACCGAGGGCACACATGGACGAAAGTGAACGCAGGCGCCAGCGCATATTCCGCGAAGTCAAGGAAGCAGAACGTGAGGCACTGGAAACGATGGAGCGCGGCGCACTGCCGGAAGGCATGAAAGACCCGAAAGGGTTCTTCGCATCGCGCTATCTCCCTCAAGTGAAAACTCGCTGAAACTGATTCGCTCAACCTCTTGAACTAAACCGGTATAGCTCCCTACCATCCAAGGTATGGGAGCGAGTACAGCGAATCCGCAGTTCGACATACGGAAGGCTACTCCGCAAGAGATCCGCGCTGAAGCAGAGCGAAGGAATGTCTTGCGCGGTAGCCATCTCTCGCTCGACCGTCGAACAGCGATCCCCGAAATAGCGAGCGTCAAGGCACGCGCAACGCTGCCCGACCCCTTTTACGGTATGAACAAAACCGAGAAGGCGTACGCCCAGGATCTCATCGCCCGCGTGCTGGCTCACGACCTGGCAGCCTGGCGGTTCGAAGCCGTGAAGCTTCGTCTTGCTGACGCGACATTTTACACGCCGGATTTCTTTGAGCTCTCGCTGGATGGCTCGATCCGCTTCACCGAGATCAAGGGACACTGGGAAGATGACGCGCGCGTAAAGATCAAAGTCGCGGCTGAGCTGTATCCCTACTTCACGTTCCGCGGGTTGAAGCGTCGTCCTGTGTCGGAAGGCTCGGGATGGGTCCAGGAGATCTTCAGGTGAGCAACGCCGATCGCCCGCTAACGCCAAAGCAGGCCGCATTCGTAGCGGAATACCTGGTTGACCTGAACGGCAAGCAGGCGGCGATCCGAGCCGGGTACAGCGAAAGGACGGCGATTGTTCAGGCGGCTCGCCTGCTAACCTATGTTAATGTGCAGTCTGCCATTCAGGCAGCACAAGCAAAAAGGGCCGAACGTCTGGAGATCACCGCCGACGCACTCGTGCGGCAGAACTGGACTCTCGCCAACGCTGATCCGAACGAGCTGATCCAATTCAGGCGTGTGTGTTGCCGTCACTGCTACGGGATCAACTTCGAATACCAGTTCACCCACGCCGAGATGACTCGCGCATTCCGGAAGTGGGAAGCCGGGCAAGCGAAGAACAGCAAGGACGTATTCGACCGGCAGGGCGGCGAGGGATTCGACCCACGGAAACCGCCGTTCCCCGACTGTCCGGAATGCCATGGTGAAGGCTGTGGCGAGACGTTCATCCCGGATACCCGGAAGCTCTCTCCTGCAGCTCGTCTCCTGTATGCCGGCGTCAAGCAGACGAAGGATGGCATAGAGATCAAGATGCACAGCCAGATGGACGCACGGTCGGAAGTCGCTAAGCTACTCGGCTTCTATAAAGAGAAGGAATCGTCCGTCGATCCCGCCGAGGTCGCACGCCAGGTACGGGAAGAGATGCGGAAGATGGACGAAGCCGACGGCCTGGATCAGGCAGCATGACGGCGGCTGTCGTGGACGCGGTCGCTCCGGTTGCGCTGCCACGCCGCTGGACGCCCCTTCGGCCACATCCTGTTCAGTTGGCGTACGCACGAAGCCCGCACCGGTTCAACGTCGTCCCCGCTGGCAGAAGATCCGGTAAAACCGAGCGCGCCAAGCGAAAACTGATCCGTCGCGCGCTCTCGCTCAATCTGATCAAGCACGATCAGACGCCCCGATTCTTCGCCGCAGCGCCAACTCGAGATCAGGCGAAACGGATCTACTGGGCCGATTTGAAGGCGATGACCAAGCAATTCTGGATGGGCAGCCCCGGTGAAACGGAACTCATCATCCGATTGGTTACTGGTAGCGAGATCGTTGTAACGGGACTCGACAAGCCTGAACGTATCGAGGGCTCGCCGTGGGACGGCGGCATCCTGGACGAGTACGCCAACATGAAAGCCAAGGCGTGGGGCGAGAACGTACGCCCTGCCCTGTCTGATCGTGACGGCTGGTGCGATCTGATAGGAGTCCCCGAAGGACGAAATCACTACTACGACACGTTCACGAAGGCGCAAGCGGACATGCTGGAGCGCGGGGCAGAAAGCGAGTGGGGAGCTTACACGTGGCTCTCCGCCGACATCTTGCCCGCTAAAGAGATCGAGGCCGCACGGCATGATCTCGATCCGCTGACGTACGCGCAAGAGTACGAGGCCTCATTCGTCAACTTCGAGGGAAGAGCGTACTACGCATTTACGGACGCGAACAAGCAGCGACTCCGCGATCGCTACAACCCGGCCCAGCCTTTAATCATCTGCCTCGACTTCAACGTCGCGCCCGGCGTCGCCGCCGTCGCGCAAGAATTGCCCTTACCGAATGGTCTGATCGGAACGGCTGTGATCGGTGAAGTGTGGATCGACAACAACTCCAACACACCCGCTGTTTGCCGGAAGATCCTTATCGATTGGAAGGATCACCAGGCGGGAGTGCAGGTTTACGGCGACGCCACCGGTGGCGCGCGCGGGACAGCCAAGGTCGAAGGCTCTGACTGGGATCTGGCACGCAAGGTTCTCCGCGGCGGCGACTCAGCGCAGGGACTCAAGGGCTTCGGTGATCGCGTGTCGTTCTACGTCCCCCAGAGCAATCCCGCCGAACGCGCAAGGGTGAACGCGATGAACTCCCGCACCTGTTCCGTTGACGGCACCATTCGCCTCATGGCCGATCCCTCAACTGCTCCGCACGTCGTTCGCGATTTGGAAGGTGTGCGCACGCTGAAAGGTGGATCTGGCGAGATTGACAAGAAGATCGATCCCAAGCTCACGCACATCTCGGATGCCTTGGGCTACTACGTGAATTACCGCTTCCCGATCTCTGACGGCAACACCGCAACAGTCTCCGACTTCTCAATCGGCTAACCGACAAATGACCACACCATACACAGGTAACGGCGGGTCTGCCTCCGCTCAAGCATTGAGCATTATCCCAGTCGGCAGCGGAGACTCAAACACAAAGAGCCGCCCCGATTACAAGCGGGACGAGTACAAAGCAGCTCAACCCGCCCGCCAGCTTTGCGAAGATCTGATGTCGGGAAGTACGGCAGTTAAAGCGAGAGGTAAAACATATCTCCCCAAATGGCCGGCAGAGAAGGAAGACAAGTACGCGATTCGTGCCGGAATTGCTCACGTAACGGGCTACTACCAGCGAACGGTGCAAGCCTCTGTCGGGATGATCTGCAAGGAGCCTCCCGAATTGGCTGAAGATGCTGACGCTCTGATCAAGTCAGACTGCGAAGACATCGACGGCAAGGGAACGCACATCGAAGTCATGGCAAGGACTCTCGCAACGGAAGCCATCAACGGGGGATTCGTCGGCATCCTGGTAGACGCTCCACAGATCCCGTATGATATGGGATTGACCCTGGCGGATGAACAGGCTTTGGGCTTGCGTCCGTTCTGGGTATCGATTCCAGCGGATCGGATCATATCGTGGATCGTGGACGTTCCCGACTGGCGGAAACTGCTCATCGATTACAAGGCGGGAATACTCACAGCCGAACAGGTCAAAGGCTACGCAAAGCAAGCGATTACTCGTCAGGTCGTGCTCTACGAGCCGACCGACGTCCCATCCGGCACGTTCGGAGTGGATTGCAAGGAGAGATACCGCGTCCTCAGCTTGACTGATTTCGGCGTCACGTTCCAGGTGTGGGAGCATGTGACGGGTGAAGGGACGACGGGCGAGCATTTCAGTTTGATCAACAGTGGAGGGATGCTGCAGTCGGGCCACAAGCCGTTCCGCGAGATCCCGCTCGCGATCATCTACAGCCATCCCCCAAAAGCTCCATTCGTCTGCGACCCTGTTCTATTGGCACAAGCTGAGCTCAACATCGATCATTATCAGGTAACGTCAGACCGCCGTTATCTGATGAGATTGTGCCACGCGCCGACTCTGTTCCTGGCTGGCTTCGACGAAGAGGTTGACGAAACGGGACAAAAGAAGCGGATCGAAGTCGGGCCGAACTCTGTACTCGTCTCAAAGAATCCAGAGGCGAAGGCCGGATACGTTGCAGCGAATCCGTCTGCTCTCGATTCGTCGAAAGAAGAAAAGGACGATCTGGTCGATCAGATGGCAGCGATCGGTATGTCGTTCCTGGCACGGAGACAGCAGACGAGCCAGGAAACCGCTACCGCGGCACAGTTGGACGACGCGGCGGAGAACAGTACCCATGCGACTGTAGCCAGAGGATTGCAGGACGGAATGGAACAGGCGTTGAAGTTCCACGCCATGTACCGAGGGGTCAAAGCCCCCGAAATCAAGATCAACACGACCTATGCAAGCCCCACGGTAAACCCGCAGATCGCAGCTGTACTGTGGAGTGCAGTAGCAGCGGACAGGCTCGACATGGAGTCGTTCGTCACCTACGTCGCGACGGGTGAGCTGCCTGATGACGTAGCGTTGCGCCTCAGCTCACTCAAGCTGTTGGCTGCACAAATGGCCGATACGGAAGAAGTCGGGAACAAGAATGCACAGACGGGAGCGAAGGGCAGGCCTGACATCGTTCCTGCGAAGGAGGATCCGGCATCCGAAGGCGATCCGGCCGAACCAGCGAAGGCGGCAGCATGACCGTTGATCCCATAGTCGTAGATGCTGGCGAAGTCGCCAAGGGGCTGAATGCTACCGTCTACATCAGATGGTCGCCGACGTTCCGGTTTCGTTACTGGCTGGGATTCAAGGTGATTGCGTTTGGTGCGCGCATAATAGGTCTCGGCCTCACTCGGTTGAGTAGCGAATGAGCCTCCGTCGCGAGATCGGCATCGTCTCGGTGTATCCACGCTCAGGCGACAGCTACGGCGCCCATCCGGACGAATACGGCAAGATCAAACACGCATGGATGGCCGGTCAGGCATTCATCGAGACGAAGAACATCTACGGCGACGAACTCGTAATCAAACTCGCGTGCGTTGAAGCGATCCAGCTCTCGTCACCGGAAGGGATGGCGCGCGACAGACTGGAGACCGCAGAAGATCGGGCGGACGATGAGATTCGGGGAGTCGGTGAATGAGCGCCGCGGACAGTATCTATTGGATCAAAGCGCAACGTAGGGCAGCGTCAATGCAGCCCGACGTTCAGTTGGCCGTTTTGCGCGCCTTCCGCTTGATCCGTGAATCGCTGTCCGAGTCTCAGCTTGCCCGCATCATCGCGACTGGTAATCTGGACGCTCTCTTGGATCAGGCATTCCGGCAAGCTGTGATGGATACAGCATTCCAACCGGTCCGTGATCAGATCAGGCGATCAGTGGGCCAGTCGGTCACCTACTATGCGAAGCAAATAGCAATCCCCGCTTCCCTCCCCGGCGTGACGATCGCATTCGATGTGTTGAGCCCCCACGTAATCACGGGAATCAGGTCGCTGGAAACGAAGGTCATAGGCGACTTGCAAACCGACGTTCGCGAAACGGTACGTGCATTTGTCGAGAACGGATTGCGTGACGGAGTGGGGCCTAGAGCTATCGCGCGAGACTTGCGAACCGTGGTAGGGTTGGGGCCGAGTCAGTTGCAGCAGGTCGATAATCTCCGCGACGCATTGCTGGGCCAGAACGGCCGAAGCGTTACAGATTATACGCTACGTGACAAGCGGTTCGATCGCACCATCGCCAAAGGCAACCTGACCCCCGATAAGATCGACAAGATGGTGGACGCCTACCGCAAGCAGAGGATAGCACAGAACGCCGAGACAGTGAGCAGAACGGCAGTATTGGACGCTCAGAAGCTGGGGCAGCATCTTGCGGTGCAGGACGCCATATCCAAAGGCGTGTACGATCCCAATCGACTGATGAAGACATGGCGCGGCGTCCTCGATTCGAGGGAGCGCGAGCTTCACTTGGAGCAGGAAGGATCCACTGTGGCATGGGATCAACCATATCCGGGAACGGGTGAGATAATCCCAGGCAGTAGCACGTATAATTGCAGGTGCGTTTCGATCTACCGCCAACGCCCCGTTCAGCGAGCTGCAGCGTGACAGTCGAATCGGACGCACTCCCCGGTCAATCTCCATTCGACCGCCCTCCACTGGACTATCCAGCAGGACGTGACCTGGCCGACGATTACACTCTCACCAATAGTGCGAGGGCGGTCTACGGTCACCTTGCTACTCGTTGCACCTTCACGCGATTCGAGACTGTGAAAGCGTGGTCGATCGAGAAGCGCCTTCGAATGCACGAAGAGACGATAAGCCTGGCACTCCGTCAGCTCGTAAGTCACGGCTACATCGAGTGCGTCCCGTCAGGTGTGAGTAGAGCGCGAGCCTACCGGTTGGTATGGGATCGCAACAAGAGCCATGACAAGGACCGGGATAGCTCGGCGGCGTGACAGCTATATAAGGCTCGGAATTGGATGGGGATGACTGGTTTACAACTACATACGCGCGTATCGTCACGCATGAGGCAGAGTGTAATCAACCTGCCACTGCAAACGACACCCCAACGCGTCCGCACTACGCAGAGGAAATGAATGCCGCTCCCAGCCAGTTTCGACACTCTCGAAGCCATCCCCGAAGCCTTCCGGTCTGGATACATCGAACGTGAAGGCAAGTTCGTACTCGACGACTCTGACACCCGCGGTTTGAGGGACAGCCAGAAGCGTTTACTCGACGAAAAAAAGAAGGCCGACGCCGAGCTGGAGAAGTTCCGTACAACACTGGGAGACGCCAAGCCGGAAGACGTTGCGGCCATCCTGAAGGCGCATCGGGAGACGGAAGAGGATCGCCAGAAGAAGGCCGGCGAGTTCGACAAGCTGCTCGAGAAGCGGGTCAACGAAACGAAAGCCGAGTTCGAGAAGCGAATCAACGAGCTCGCTCCGTACAAGCAGAAGTACGAAGACCGCGAGCTGGACATCGCAATTCGCGACGCGGCGGCAAAGGCCGGCGTGATCCCGGAAGACATGAAGCTCGTCATTCCGATCGTGAAGGGCTCGAGAATCAAGCTCGACGAAAAGAGCGGGAAGCCGATCGTACTGGATGCGGACGGCGACCCGACGGGATTGACGGTCGAGAAGTTCTTCGCCGAGACGTTCAGGGCTGAGGCGCCCAAGTTCTACGCGCCGTCCGGCGGTTCGGGCGGTGGTTCGAATGGCGGTTCTGGGAATCGCTCCGTAAACGGAAAGGTTGCAGTCACCGACGCGGCGGGGATCCTCGCGAATCTGGACAAGGTCGCGAAGGGCCAAATGCCGGTCGCGTTCGAGTAGCTGCATTGAAGTTGTATTGATGTAGAGTAACGAACTCGGCGCTGGGCGCCAGAGACAATTCGAGTAGCACCCCACCGCGCTGGGCGCGTGTGGATGTCGCCAGTACCGAAACAGTTCGGTCATTGGCTCCATCTGCGCGCCGAGCGCGGTTCGACGTCATAGGACGTCGCCATCGGAGCGCACCAACGAAACAGGAACAACTCCGATGGCAAACGTAACCTCCCAGGTAACTCCGGTGCTGATCGCGCAGGGATTGCAGACGCTGCGCGCCGCGTGCGTGATGCCGCGACTGGTCAACACCGATTACTCCAACGACCCCGCCAACCAGGGCGACACGGTCAACCTGTTCATCCCGTCCGCGCAGACCGTCTCTGACGTCGCGCCGTCGGCCAGCATGCCGAGCACGGTTGCCAGCACCCCGCGCGTGGCGGCCG